CAGTATAAGTATCCACGCTCTTGTTGTAGCATCAAAACGTAAACCAAATTCTTCATGATTAAAGATTTTAGTTAGCATTGCTGTTTCCATAGAGGATGGCAAATCTGTTACAAACTGCGGAATAATTTCAGCAACTTCAGCACCGTCACCAATTAGTTCACTAATTGTTACAGGGCCCAGTCCTGTTGCTAAATTGCCTGCGCCACTGTTGTGTCCATCACCGGTTATACTTTTAATCATTGCCCAAATATTAGCAAACGTGCCCGGATCACCAACACTACCAGTATGTAAACTACCGTCTGATTTAAAATACTTGCCACTTGGTGCGTTAAATTTTACTAGGGCATTTGCGGTCAAATACTTTCTGTTATCTGACGATGGCGCAGCTGCTCCTATAGGAACTGATGCTCCTAAACTATTTTTAAAATATCCCGTGCTTGAATTAGTACTTGTGGTACTTTGTTCCCATGTTGTTACACTAGTTGTAATTCTGTCATATTTGTCAAAGTAATAATGTTTACTAGCAACGTTACGTAATACTGGTTCTATTTTGTCACGAATTACTCGTAATATATCCATCTCATTGGCAAATTCAAAGTCAAATACATTAGAGAAAAATTCCCTAAACAATATACCGTCTGTACCAAATACATTGGTTGAAGAATATTTTGCTGTTGGGTCTACTACATCCAAGTACCGAGAAATACCACTTGATGTTCTGTTTGTTGCTTTTGCTTTAATAATATCATTAGTTGTAGTAATTGGAAAAATATTATAATCTTCTCCAGTTACCATGCGATTTTGAGTGTAGTAACTTTGCGGTGCTTTTATTCTAATATCATCTAGTGTTTCTCGTTGTGCAGAATTACTTATTAGTGTTTCTAAACTTAAAGTCATTGTTAAGGAATGTCTAATATTGTTTCTATTAATATATGCAATAATAAGTGTGACATTTTGTAAATCGTCTGTTTTAATAGTATAATTTAAGCCATTTCCTTTTCTAAAATATCCTCTATAATTCCCTCGTGGAATATCAGAAAAGATACCATCCCCAAATACATAAGAGATTTGATCATTTTCACGTGAGTTAACACTGTATAAAGTGCGGGTATCTCTTGCTAAACTATTATAGATAATATTATTACCACTAGATGCCGGAACTTGTGTCCACAATACAGATAGATCATTATTGTCATCTAATTCATATAACCAAGTATCGTCATTAGTAATATTACTTGTATTAACTAATACTTGCCTGTTAGGTAATGCATCATCTATAGTAAAATCAGCACTTTGTAATGATCCTTCTTTAAAATATACAAAAAATCCGGTATTACTACTACCGTTGCCCTTTCCGTCGTTTTTATAAAGCATACTAAAAGGAGACACATTACTCGGCGCATCTTCATAAACATATGGTTTGCCTTTAAATGTGGCATTCACCACCTCAAAGTTCATTGTAATACTATCAACTGATGAGTCAAATGGATATATTGGGAGTGTGCCTGCTGGTATATTAAGTTGGTATTGTTCAGTTTTAATGTCATTAATAGTGCTTGACATATTCGGTGTGCCAATTTTTTGTGTTGATACCATCGCCGCATTTAGTAACAAATTAAATTGCTCTGTATAGTCAATATTATTAATATCATTCCAGGAGATCACTTTATTTGCTAAATTTTCACCATTGGAATCGTATACATCTTCTGATGTAGTAATACTTTGTAGTTTTAAATATCCCGATGAATTTGTAGTACGTTTTGCATTGTAACTTACTAGCCTAGCTAATCGTAAAATACTTTCTCTACGTTCAGCAGTTGATAAAAAGTTTTCTCTAGAATTTAAATCTACTCGGTAACTAATATTTTGTCCCATGTATGCAATAAGGTCAATCAATGCTACAAATTCTGAACTCTCAATAAAATCATTAAAATCTTCAGGATAATATTGTTTTAGATAATCAATCATTGATTTACGCAATGTCTCAAAATCATAACTCTCAAAGTCAGCATTGATAAAAGATTGATATAATACCTTCCAATCTTCTGCTTTGTATATTGTATTTTGTCTTGTTGTTAATGCCATTATGCTGTGCTCAGTGTTGCTTGTGTATTAGAAGTATTAAAGTCAAATAATAAATTTTGTACTATTTGATCAGGTATATATTTTAATTCTAATTGTATCATCATACCATTTTCATATTGGTCAACCAATACACTTTCCGCTTCTATTCTTGGATCATATGATATAATTTCTTTTATATCATCTTCTATATTTTGTGCTTGTATGTCGGTTAATGGTTCATATAATGAATCCCAGATTATTGATCCAAATGTTGGATTAAATAATTTTTCTCCCTTGCGAATGTTAAAATGATTTAGTAAATCTTGTTTTGCAAGTTCAAATCCACTTAAAGTAAATGAATTAGAGAAATTTTTATTGTGAGTTGAAAACCCTTTATATCTTATCGCCATAATTAATATTTAGTTATTTTAATAATATGCTACTATATAGAAACTATGTATATGTAGCAGCTGTGGGTTTTTCTGTAATATGTGGAGTAGTGCCAGCTTCGGGTGCCGTTGCTGTTTGGTGGCCACGTTCATCTGGTTCATGCATTGGAACACGTTGCATTGCTGATGTATACTCGTAAGTGCCATCTACCTTAAATGTTTTAGAAGTACTTTCTAAAGTAACCCACGGAGTTGCGTATAATGGTATATGAGATGCTTCTTCAGCAGGATTTCCTGCTTCTGTATTAAGTTTAATTGGATGTTCCTTCCCACCACCACTCTTAAGAAATATACATGCTAATGATGTAACACTAATTGCCTCTTTACTAGTAACATTAAACCAATCTGTTGTTTTAATATTATATGTACCAGTAGTAGTTTGTTTCATATTGCCATTAATAAAGAAATGAGCATGTCCCTTACCACTTACTGAACTTGGATTTGTTTCAACTCTTAAATTGTGTCCAGCAAGCATAACCAAATCCTCACCAGATTGTATATGAACATTTTTATCTGCAAGTAAATTCATATTGCCTTCAGTATGCACACTAACATCTTGCTTACTAAAAATATCAATTTGTCCTGCGTTTGTCATCTCAACCCAGGCACTACCTGTAGCATTGCCTATATAGATAATACCATCTGTATCATTTAATAATATTTGATGACCAGTTCCAGTGCGTAAACGTATAAGTTGACTTTCACCACTATTGTCACCATCATCCATAATAAAAGTGTGCCCGGTTTTACGTGACGATGGCCATTTATATCCACTATCGTCAACTTTACTAACCAACCCTTGGGTTTGTTCTGGGCCGCCGGTATTTAATGGGCCTGGTGTGGAGATTCCAAATACGTTTGAAGGAGATTCTCGTTGAGCACCGGATGTTGACAGTCCTCTTGCATAATCACCTTGTAACCCTTGTTCTAATAGAGTGTCAATTAATGGGTGTACTGGACGTGGTATGTTGCCCCATGCTTGTGATGTCTTATGTCCAATTTTATTATACTCTGCTACTGGTACTTGTGCAGCTTTATCAGCAGATACTGCGCCTTTGCCAGCTGCTGAAAATAATTTTGCTTCAGTTGTTCTATCAGTTTTATGAAAAGTAGGACTTACAGGAATACCTGGAACCATATGTAACATGAAAGCATCTGGTATATAAGATATAATATATCCTTTCTCTCTATCTCCCTCGACAAATATTACTAATACTTGGCTGTCAACATCAGGAGTTGGGAACCACATACCATATGATTTGGTAGTATTGTCATAACTCTCTGGTGTTGCTCCTTGAGCATTTGTTCTGCCATAATATGGCAATGCTAGATTGCATAATACTATATTTTCTATCAATTCATGTTTTTTTGCAGGATTAATTTCACTAGATAAACGTTGGCCAACTAAAGCAGGTATATATACAGCAATTCGACCCATGCCGGTATCATCGCCATATCCTTTAACAATTCCTATATATGGACCAGCATTGGGATTAACTGATTTATTATGTTCGCCGGCCGGCTGGCGCGCCGGAAGGCCTGGACCTGTTGATGTTGCCATATTATTTGCCTATCTGTCGATATCTGTAAAGTATCCGATTTGTTTCCAAGTGCGGGTAATATTACCATATTTACCATGCGTGTTTTGATTTTCTTTACTTGCTGAATTGCCGATATCAAATGCCGCTTTGCGATCAGCCGCCGCCTGGGATGAAATAATTTCTAATCTTTTTTGTTGCATTAATGAATCATTGGCTCGTACT